TTGTGGAACTATTAATTCTTGCTGCAGCTATTGGAGCCACCGCATTCGGTGCCTTTAAACTTACTCCTAGAGATAAAGATCTGCAGACTAAATAGAGGGGTAATACCCTCTATTTTTAATGGCATTAGAGTATTCAGAGATAATGTGTGCAGGTGCAATGTTTTATAGCACTACTCAACTGAAGGCTGCAACTAAGTCTGAGAAATGCTTACACCAATGGGTTAATAAGACTGCGGCTATAGTTAACAGTGGATCTAATGTGCAATATGGATCCAGTAAGGCAGAATTCGTCAACTATATGAGTCAGGATATTCCTAAGCTTAGTGATAAGAAAAGATCAGACCTACTAAAGAATGCATTACAGGGTATCTCTGCTGCCATAGCAGTTAAAAAATGGTTGCAGAATGATCATAAACAGAGGGCAGATATCACAGCCAATCGTGTGTTCATGACAGGTAACGTATGGCCTGGCGAAGTCCGGAAGTTTAGGATAAGTGCGTACGGATTCGATGATTATAATTCATCAGATATTATTATAAAGACTGCTAATAGGCAATACTTTGGAGTCTCTCTGAAGAAGAAACCTAAGTCAAACTCAGCAGATCCTACTCTTATTAATAAAGCATTCACCAGTCTTATCAATGGTGATGGTCCTAACAATGTCTTTAAGAAAGCACGAGAAGAATTGGATGAGAGAAGGACAGGATACTTTGCTGCAAGGGTAAGGGATGCAATAGAGGAGGGTATTCTCAACCTTCAGGATGAGGAGGGTATTGATCTGTCTAAAAATATGACTGACAAAGAGTTGTTTAAGGGTAACACTCGTAAGCAACTCTTTGCTCATAGACCAAAGGAACAGCAGTTTAAACATCCTTATATTGATGCTAAAGGTAATCATATAGAAGGTTATTCCACTGAACCTACCTCATGTACACTACCTGACATGAAGTCCTTTGTTAATGATGACCTAAAGAGAAAGGATAATATGTTATGGGGTAAGTTTAGGGAGACTGTTATTGGATTTGGTGAGACTTTTGCTGATCAGTTAATCAATTTGGTATTAAAGGTTAAACTACAAGATGATCTTTCTGCTGATAAGAGTCTAGATAAGTATAGGTTTGGGTTTGGTTTGATAACTGGTGTTGGTACAGCCTCTAAGATACCTAAGAAGAAGGGTGTACCGCAACAAAAAGATGAATATAAACTTGATCTTGGTCAGGGTAAATATATTGATCAACATACTATATTATGTGGTCTAAGGAAACTTGCTGGTAAGAGAAAGAAATATGAGATAGCTTTAGACTTAGATGCTACTGACAAAGCAGATGCTGCTAAGATATTCTTTAAGATATCAAAGGCAACCACACCTATTCTATCGTTAGAGTTGAGATACAAGGGTAAATTTACCCCACAACCTCAGTTCTTTGCTAACATTACACCCGAATTTAGAACGATAATGACTAAAGAGTGCTTGGTACACGATTAAAAGTGTCCACTCAGTCACCCATTCAGACCCTCCTCTGCTATAATATGTGTATAAGGGATGAATCGATGACGTGCTTGCACCGATGGGTAATTCTCCCTTAACTATTATGGCAAAAAACACTCACTTAGAACACCTAGAAGACGACATTTTTAACAGTGGTACTGCTGGTGTCACCAACTCAATCAATTTCCTGAAGTCACTGAGAGATATGCTGACTACAGGTAGTGGTGGTAGTAAGGTTAAGGTCACTACTAAATGGGATGGTGCTCCTGCTATTATATGTGGTAAGAATCCAGAGGACGGTAGGTTCTTTGTTGGTACTAAGAGTGTGTTTAATAAGGTTAGTCCCAAGATAGTATACACTGAAGCAGATGCAGATAGATTGTATCCTGGTGAGACTGTGGGGGATATCCTTAAAAAATGTTTAAAACATCTATCCACTTTACCTATTGATGGTGTGGTGCAGGGTGATTTGTTATACCAAGAGAAACCTCCGACCATTATAAATGAAGGCAAGAAAGTCTTTTCATTCAGACCTAATACTATTACATATACTATTGAGGTTAAGAGTGAGTTAGGTAAGAAGGTAAGTCTTAGTAAGATGGGTATAGTATTTCACACTGAGTATAGTGGTAGGACTATGGCAGAATTAACAGCAGGTTTTGGTGCTGATGTAAGTAAATTACAGGGTAAACCAGATATTGCAGTGTTCTCCTCAGAGTTTACTAATGTGGGTGGTGCTGCTAACTTATCATTGGTCGAGAAAGCAAATGTAACTAGGATTATAACTGCTGCTAAACAGAACTTCGATAAGGGTGAGTTCTTTGTTAAGAGTGTCCAAGGTGTAGGTAAAGGACCGTTTACATTACCTGCATTGTTTAAGGTATACTTTAACCAAGTAGTAAGAGGTGGTACTGTACCTAATGCTAATACAATGTCAAAACAATTCTGTGCTTTCGTTTTTGAGAAGCATACGAAGGAGATGGACAAGAAGAAGACTCTAAAATCTAAAGGAGAATGGTTAAACCGACGTAATGAAGCTGTTAAATACCTAAATACTAACAGATCTTCTATGAACTCAGCACTTGATGGCTTTAAAAACCTGATGGACGCTAAGGTTATGATCATAAATAAATTAACACAGATAAAAAGTGTTGGCACTTTCATCGAAGATGAAAATGGATTCCGTGCTACTAAACCAGAAGGATTTGTAGCAATAAAGGACGGAGCAGCACTGAAACTTGTCGATAGACTGGAGTTTTCCAGAGCAAACTTCACCGTTGCAAAAGACTGGGGTAAATGATTAGATTTCATACATTCATAACCGAAGCCACTACTGCTAAGAAGAAACCTGCGGGTACTACTAAAGCAGAGAAGATGGCAGACGACAAGCACGTTGCTATCACATTCGGTAGGTTTAACCCACCTCATGCTGGTCATGGTAAACTGCTGGACGCAGTGAAGACTGCTTCAGGAGATTCTGGTAACTATAGAATCTATCCTTCACGTACACAAGACCATAAGAAGAACCCTCTACATCCTGAAGATAAGATCAAGCACATGCGTAGCATGTTTAAGAATCATAAGGGTGCGATCCAAAATTCAGAGCAGCATAGAAATATATTTGATATACTACGTGACCTTAATGATGAAGGTCATGAGCACGTCACAATGGTAGTTGGTGATGATAGAGTAAAAGAATTCGAGAAACTTACTGGCAAATATAACGGTGTACACTATGACTTTAAGAGTATTAATATAAAGTCAGCAGGTAAACGTGACCCCAATAGTGAGGATCCAACTGAGACGTTGAGTGCTTCTGGGCAACGTAAGCATGCTTCAGGTGATGACCATGATAATTTCCATGCTGGTGTGCCGAAAGGGTATGGTAAGAAATCATCTAGAGAGTTGATGGATCTAGTTAAGACAGGCATGACACCTCCTAAGAAGGAGAAGAAGGGTAAGACTACCAAGAAGAAGACTAATGAGTCATGGATGTTTGCACCTAAACTACACATCGAAGAATTTAGAACGCATTATATCGAAGATAGTATCTTTAGTGAGGGGACATTAGTTGAGCACGATGACACAGGTCTACGTGGTCATGTAGTACATCGTGGTACTAACTATGTTGTCTTTAGGAATGATGATGGAGAGGAGTTTAAAGCTTGGTTACACCATGTAACTGAGGTGACAGATGCTAGTAAGAAGAGGAGTGATCAGTCCAATTTCTCTGCCGATGATGGTAGTGGAAATGATTGGAAGATTGGGACTGATAAATATCGTCAGGCAGTTCAGGACATGACTCCTGGACAGGGCACTACTAAATTCGGGGTTAAGTTCTCCGACTTCAGAAAACAAACAGCACCTAAATAATAGAACGCACTTATTCCCTCTTGGAAAAAAGACTATGTTAGACATTAAGATATCTGCAGAGTTGATGGGGTATTCCCTTGACGAGCAGATGACAATCATGAAATGTGTAGAGGAAGGCTCTACTCATGACAGTAAGAGATTCCAAGAAACCATTGAGAAGATCACTGTCCTTGTAGACGCATCACCAATTCTTGAGGTTTTTGAGGGGTATGCAGGTTTCCCTATCGATAAGGCACTGATTGATAAAAATAAGGGTAGAGCACCTGATGATCGTAATATAGGTAGGGTCATTACACAGGGTGGTCTCTCACTAGTAGTCACAGGTCGTAAGGCTGATGGACGTTACAACGTTGTAGGTAAGAAAGGAGAGAAGACTGCAAAGCATGCAGAAGATCTAGGTCTCCAAGTTAAGGAGTCTATTGATATTGAGGATCTTCATCAGTCTATGTTAGAAGCAATGACTGTTACTAATGCTGATAAGAAAGGAAATACTCCAGCGTGGCAGAACTATAAGAAAGGACTGAAGAATAAGCAAGGTAAGCCAGTGTATAAGGCTGCCGATCATGTTAAGAATGAAGAGTTTAAAGCATTAACTCCAGATAAGAAGGATCAGATTAGAAATCAAGCAGAGCGTAGAAAGAAATCAGCTGATAGAGCTCAGAATGCCAGTGATTATAAGACATCTACAAAACAGG